GCGATATATAGTATATTTTTTTGGAAAATTATATGCTAGGGTATATCAACATGGGCAAACGTATCTGTGTTTCTTGTGCAAAAAGGTTACCTGACTCTAGTTTTGAAGAGCTTAACCACCCAAAAGGGTCTTACTTTAGAAAGATCTGTATAACTTGCAAAAATACACTAGCAAACCGAAAAAAATCTGCTACGCCAGAAGCTTACCTAAAACATTTATACTCCCAATTAAAATATAGCCGTAAGAAAAATAACCCTGAACTTGGTTGGGAGATAGAAGTGCAAGATTTAATGGACCGTTGGGGTTTGCAAAATGGGCGTTGTGCAATATCAAATATTTTTATGACTTATGCTAAAGATGGAACAGGTAAAAAAGAGTTTAATGTTTCAATTGACAGGATTGACCCTCATAATGGATATGTACCGGGTAATGTACAATTGGTGTGTTACAGAGTTAACTTAATGAAACATACTTTATCAGAGGATGAACTATATTGGTGGTGCAAGAATATAGTGACTAATAAGGAAGATATTTGATAAGATGCAACTATGAAAGTGACCGAAGAGAGGAACGAATTACAATCCCACTTTCCTTATATGGGGTTGAAACTTAATGAGTTAAGCATTCAAGAAGAGCGCTTAATTCTTTTTTACTTAAAAGGTATGTCAAAAGCTGCAGCTGGACGCGCAGCAGGGTACCAAAATATGGAGAATGTTTATGCGATATTTAAAAGAGAGCCAATTCAAAAAGCAGTTAACTATTTACGTAAAGAAATGGTGGAAGAATGCAAATTTGACAAAAACACGGCTACAAACATGTATTTGGAAGCCCACCGAAAATCGGCTAACTCCACTGAAGAGAAAAACGTTGTTGACTCATTATGTAAACTACATGGACTCTTCGTCCCAGAAAATGCCACCCAAATAAATATAAATGTTGATAGAGTTCACCAGTTAGAAAGACTATCTGATGATGAACTAGTAAAACTGGCTGGTGAAAATTCTGCTTACTTAGAACCAGTTAAATAGTGGTAGAAAAAATAACATGCTCTAAATGTAAAGGAGAGTTTGCAAACACTCTTATAAATGATGAGGTGTGTGTATATTGTAAAGCGGACGCAGCTGAAAAGATCGCCCAGAACCTTGATCAATCTGAGCCAGTAAAACCCACTCCGGAGCTAGACGCACAAAAAGAAGCACAACGAGAACTAGCCAAACGTATTCTTTCACGAAAACGACTTCTTCCATTTGTAGAACGGTTCAACCCCGACTACTCTGCAGGTTGGGTGCACAAAGATATATGTAAGCGTCTCGAACAGTTTAGTCTGGACGTGAATGATAAAAAATCTCCTAGGTTAATGTTGTTTATGCCACCTCGACACGGAAAATCAACATTAGCTAGTGTCTCCTATCCAGCTTGGCATCTTGGTAGACACCCTGAACATGAATTTATAAGCTGTTCGTATTCTGGATCTCTAGCAATGGCGTTTAGTAGAAAAGTTCGTCATCTACTGCGGGAACCATTATACAAAAATGTGTTCGCCGATGCAAAACTAGATCCAACTTCTCAGTCTGTAGAGTCTTGGTTAACTACTAAAGGCGGCGGTTATGTAGCGGCCGGTGTTGGTGGTGGTATTACTGGTAAAGGTGCCCACGTACTTGTAATTGATGACCCAGTAAAAAATAGAGAAGATGCGGAGTCAGATTTTAATAGGGAAAGTGTTTGGGATTGGTACACTTCAACGGCGTACACACGTCTTGCTCCTGGAGGAGGCATACTTGTAATTTTAACAAGGTGGCACGATGATGATTTAGCGGGTCGTTTACTACGGGCCACGGAAGAAGGTGCCGACCAATGGGAAGTAGTAGAGTATCCAGCAATTGCAGAAAAAGAAGAAGAATTTAGGGGGCTAGGTGAGGCACTCCATCCAGAAAGGTATAACTTAGAACAACTAGTTAAAATACAAAAAGCTATTGGCCCTCGAGATTGGTCAGCGCTATATCAACAGAACCCAGTGTCAGATGATGGCGACTACTTTACCAGGAGTATGATTACATACTTTGATTTTAAAGATATAGATTTTGAGAGGATGAAATTTTATGTAGCTTGGGATTTAGCTATAGGACAAAAAGATAGGAACGATTATTCAGTTGGTATGGTCATGGGAGTTGATGAGTACGACAACCTTTACGTAGTAGATGTTGTACGTGGACGGTATGATGGATACGAACTTGTAGAAAAGATTTTAGACCTTTATGAAAAATGGAAACCGTTGGCCGTGGGCATTGAGAAGGGTCATATAGAAATGGCTATTGGACCTTTCTTAGAGAAACGTGTCCAAGAGCGCAGACTTCACGAAGCTTATTTTTATGGACTAAAAACAGGAAGAAGAGATAAAGAGGCGCGCGCCAGAGCAATTCAAGGTAGAATGCAGCAGGGGATGGTATTTATTCCAAAAGACCCAATATGGTCTAGCCCCTTAGTAGCCGAACTTTTAAGGTTTCCAAATGGGACCCATGATGACCAAGTAGATGCGTTAGCATGGTTAGGATTAATGATGACAGAGTTTGTAACTTATGTAGAAAAAATAGAGCATGTTCCTTCGTGGCGTGATAAATTAGACTCTATAAGTAAGGACTCTTCCAAAAAAACAGCAATGAGCGCGTAATATGCCAAGTACAAAGTATAAAAAATCTAAAAAAATGAATGCTGCCGAAGAGGCACAAACAGCAAGAAACCAATGGGATCGTTATGTACGAGCTAGGGACAACGGTCATTTAGATTACATAGAAATGGCTAAGCGTTGTGATTCTTTTTACAGAGGAGATCAATGGGACAAAGCTGATATAGCTCAATTAGATAGTGAAGGAAGACCGGCGCTTACTATAAATACAATACTACCCACTGTTAATACTGTACTCGCTGAACAAAGTTCACGAAGAGGAGATGTACAATTTAAACCGCGTCGAGGCGGAGACCAAGAAATAGCCAATACACTTACTAAGTTGTATATGCAATTGGGTGATAGCAACAAATTAGACTGGATGGAAGCACAAGTATTTTCTGATGGGCTAATTATGGACCGAGGTTATTTTGATGTGCGCATGGATTTTGATGACCATATAGAAGGTGAAATAAGAATAAAAGCAAAAGACCCTTTAGATATTTTAATAGACCCAGATGCTAAAGAGTGGGACCCCGCAACTTGGAATGAAGTATTTGAAACTAAGTGGATGTCTGTAGATGAAATAGAAGAAGTCTATGGAATGAACAAAGCAGATAAGCTTAGAATGATTGCTGAAAATGGGAGTACGCTTGGTATAGATTCTATAGAATATGAGGAAGTAAGGTTTGGAGATACTAACTCAGGTCTTGAGTATGGGAAAGACATGCCCAATGATCCAGAAGAGATGGGTGCGTGTAGAGCTATAAGAGTTATAGAAAGACAATACAGAAGGCTAGTTAAAACACAGTTTTATGTAGACCCAGAAACTGGAGACCAAAGAGAAGTTCCAGGTGTTTGGGGCAAAAGAAAAATAGAAAAGTTTGCTGATCAATATAGCTTGGCTATAGTAGAAAAAATGTCTAGAAAAGTTCGTTGGACAGTGACTGCCGACCTGGTAGTGTTGCACGATGATTGGTCACCTTATGAAGAGTTTACAATTATCCCTTATTTCCCTTATTGGAGAAGAGGTAAACCTTTTGGAATAGTAAGAAATCTTTTATCCCCACAAGAGCAACTTAATAAAATATCTTCACAAGAACTACATATTGTAAATACAACAGCTAACAGTGGCTGGATTGTAGAGAATGGTTCACTAACAGGAATGACTGCTGATGATTTAGAAGAACACGGAGCTACTACTGGTTTAGTGTTAGAGTTTAATCGTGGTTCCAACCCCCCCGCCAAAATACCACCCAACCAAATTCCAGCCGGCCTAGATAGATTGGGACTAAAAGCCGCCGCTAATATAAAAACTATTAGTGGAGTAAATGACTCTATGTTAGGTAGTGACCACCAAGAAGTTTCTGGTGTAGCAATGGCAGCTAAACAAACCCGCGGCGCTTTAATGATACAAGTGCCTTTAGATAACTTAACAAAAACTAGGCAGTATTTAGCAGAGAACATGTTAAAACTTATACAAAGGTTTTATACAGAACAACGTATTATCCAAGTCACAAATGAAAATGACCCTATGAAACCTAGAGAACCAATGGTAATTAATGAAATGACTCCAGAAGGCATAGTAATTAATGATCTTACGCTAGGAGAATATGATGTAATTGTTAGTACTCAACCTTCCAGGGACAGTTTTGAGGACACACAGTTCGCTGAAGCTTTACAATTAAAATCTGTAGGTGTTCCTGTTCCTGATGATATGATAGTAGAATACTCACATCTTCAGCGAAAAGATGAACTTGCTAGAAGAATACGTATAATGACTGGGCAAGAACCGCCGACTGAAGAGGAGGCACAAATGCAACAGTTCCAAATGGAAATGCAAATAAGACAGGTACAATTAGAGATAGCAAAACTAGAGGCTGAAGTTTCTAAGTTGCAATCTGAATCAGCAGTTAATATAGCCAAAGTACAAGACATGGCTGATGTACAACCACAAATTGAAGTAGCGAAGATACAGTCTGAACTACAAATGAGAAGAGAAGAACTCGCTTTACGTCAAAGCTTGTCAGAAATGACAAATGAAATAAGACGTGGGCAGTCAGAGACGCAGTCTGCTACTAAG